TTGCCGAGGCGGTATTCAGGGTCACTGCGTTGGCACTGAAAAGGTTTGAAAGTCCCGAAACTGTGAGTTGGGTCACGTTCGCTCCTGTGAAGACATTGAGTGACCCCACGTTTCCTGATGTGATGTTTGCCGAGGCGGTATTCAGGGTCACTGCGTTGGCACTGAAAAGGTTCGAAAGTCCCGAAACTGTGAGTTGGGTCACGTTCGCTCCCGTAAACACGTTGAGTGACTCCACGTTTCCTGAAGTGATATTCGCTGAGGCGGTATTCAGGGTCACTGCGTTGGCACTGAAAAGGTTCGAAAGTCCCGAAACTGTGAGTTGAGTGACATTCGCTCCCGTGAATACGTTGAGTGATCCCACGTTTCCTGAAATGATATTCGCTGAGGCGGTGTTCAGGGTTACTGCGTTGGCACTGAAAAGGTTAGAAAGTCCCGAAACTGTGATTTGAGTCACGTTCGCTCCCGTGAATACGTTGAGTGATCCCACGTTTCCTGAAGTGACATTAGCTGAGGCGGTATTCAGTGTCTGTAAATTGCCTGATAACCCCTGAAAGGTTCCTCCTGAGAAAGCAGCTCCCGTGAATCCCGTGGAGGCTGTGATGGTCGTTCCCTGGAAGGTTCCTCCCGTAAAGGCGGTTCCTGTGAATCCCGTGGAGGCTGTGATGGTCGTTCCCCTGAAAGTCCCTCCTGTGAAGGCGGCTCCCGTGAATCCCGTGGAGGCGGTGATGGTTGTACCACTTAGTGTGGAACCCTGGAAAGTCCCTCCCGTAAAGGCGGTTCCTGTGAATCCCGTGGAGGCGGTGATTGTTGTCCCACTTAGTGTGGAACCCTGGAAAGTCCCTCCCGTGAAGGCGCCTCCGCTAAATCCAGTTGCCGACATCGAACCACCGAGAGTAATTCCTGAAAAATACGCCTGATCTGCGTAAATATTAGTGGTTGTAACTGTGTTTGAGATATATGCATTTCCAAGAACATATAAAGTTGTTGTGAGGCTTGGAGTTGTTGTAATTGTTGGACCCATGTAGACTGGTGCCAGAAGTGACTGCCCCGACGTAGAATACATTTGGAAACGCGTCGTTCCATAATTCACTATCAAAGAATTGGCAAGACTTTGATTTGCAAGAATCATATTTTCACTTGCATCCTTGGTGAGACTCACGCCATTTCCAGCACCTATCGAAGTATCTGAAAGGTTAATTGCGACAGAAGTTGCGCCGGTTGCCCCAATCTCGAGTTGACTTGTTGGAGTTGTCATGTTGAGACCTATCCGACCGGTATTGGTCATCAGGAGAGACCCTGAATCACTCACAAAATTTACTGGATTTTTACCGGTCAGGGCTGTTACACTTAAAGAGTTTGCCGAGACGTTACCCGTTGTTACCGAGTTACTCACCGCCAGATTACTCAAGAGACCTACACTTGTGATATTGGGTTGAGCTGCATTTACAACTGAATCTGCTAAAGGAACAGCGCCGACTATACTGGAAGAATTGATATTGGAAAGACCAGATGCATTTCCAGAAAAGAGCCCTGCGGTGAGTATCCCAGATACTGAAAGGCTTGTTAGGGTTCCCACACTGGTGATGTTCACCTGAGCAGGATTGGTAACCACACCAGCTGTAGCGACAGTTCCCGTCACATTTGCAGCGCGAAGATTCGCAATTCCCGATCCGTCAGAGGTTATTAAAAGTCCTTGGACATTCAGACCAGTAAGCGTTCCCACGCTGGTGATGTTGGGCTGAGCATCTCCTGAGACTACAAGAGCCACGTTCGCCCGTGCTACGTTACCCACCAGGTTGGATGAATTTATGTTTGAAATTCCTGAACCGTTGGAGACTATGACTAAACCCTGGACGTTTAGGTTAGAGAGGATTCCCACACTGGTGATGTTGGGCTGGGCGTTCTGGGTAACCACCTGAGCCGCATAAACAGTCCCAAAAATATTTGATGAATTTATGTTTGAAATTCCAGACCCATTTGAGATGGTTGCCAGACCCTGGACGTTGAGGTTTGAGAGAACCCCCACGGAGGTTATGTTGGGTTGACCGGCAACCGTGACTGACGCCGCAGTTCTCACGGTCCCATTTATGTTTTGAGAGTTTAGGTTTGTGATAGCGTACCCGTCGCCCGAAATTTCTCCTGAAACATCCAGTTTGACGAGAGTTCCCAGACTTGTGATGTTGGACTGGGTATTCCCTGAAACTGTCAGTGCAACGGTCGAGTTTGCCACGTTTCCAGTCACGTTCGACCCGTTAATGTTTGAAATTCCTGAACCGTTGGAGACTATCAGAAGTCCCTGAATATTGAGACCTGTGAGGGTTCCCACACTGGTGATGTTGGATTGAGAAGCCTGTGAAACCACCAGAGCAACGTTCGCCCTTGCTACGTTTCCAGACACGTTCGACCCGTTAATGTTTGAAATTCCTGAACCGTTGGAGACTATCAGAAGTCCCTGAACATTGAGACCTGTGAGGGTTCCCACACTGGTGATGTTGGGCTGGGAAGCTCCCGAGACGACCAGAGCAACGGTCGAGTTTGCCACGTTTCCAGTCACGTTCGACCCGTTAATGTTTGAAATTCCTGAACCGTTGGAGACTATCAAACGTCCCTGAATATTCAGACCGGTGAGAGTTCCCACGCTGGTGATGTTAGGCTGAGAAGCCTGTGAAACCACCAGGGCAACGGTTGAGTTTGCCACGTTTCCGCTAAGACTTGATCCACTGATATTGGAAAGTCCGGAAGCGTTTCCAAAAATATTTGAAGCATAAACAGAGTTCATATTTGAAGTTCCATAGACGTTCAGGGTATTTAGACCAAAAATAGTGACTGTGTTGGCAAAGAGGTTATTAACATTCATGGTTGTGACATTTGCCGTCCCAACCACGAAAAGGTTCGAGCCTGTTGGGGGGTCATTCAAGGTTCCGATAGAGACTCCGTTCGCCGTGGCAATGTTAAAGAGACTGGTGGGTATCCACTGGGTCTGAACATTGACGGCGTTTGTAACAGTTCCATACTGATCAATTATAAGTTGAGGAACGTTTGACGCACCACCATATATACCAGCAACAACTCCCGTTATTGGAAGAACTGTATTACTCAATGTTCCTATGTTTATACTAGATGCATTAATATTGAAAATATTTGATCCATCTCCTGAAAAATAAAGAGCATTTGCATAAGTGAAATTTGCAAGTAAATTGCTTGAGAGAGTAATAGCTTCTACTGTGTTTACATAGAGAATGTTTCCAAAAACAGCTCCACCATTACTTCCTGATACATTTCCAGTATACACAGTAACTGTGACTGGGGAAGCGACAGTTACGGTAGATCCTCCTCCACCTCCACTGCATCCATTCGTGATGCTGTCTCCACCCATGGTTATCTAGCTTTTACCGAGATTATTATGAGTAAACCTAAAAGAGCAGCACCGGCTATCAAAATTATTTGCATCTTTTGGTCGTTCCCTGAGTCCCACGGGACTGGCTGGGGGAGACTGAGTGGTCTACTAGGGTCCTCATCTGGTACATGGACAGTTTTGAAACGTAGGATGAACATGTTCCTCCCAAGATCAATAGGTGGACTGAAATTATTATCAACAAAAACGTTCCCGTTGTTTGGCTGGCGCCATGTGATTGTCAGACGGTCCAGTTTGTCGATGCGTGAAGGAAAATCTTGGAGGATTCGGTAATTTGCGTTGTAAAATTCACCATTATTCACCACATTTGACGATGAGTAAATGTTTCCGAATGCATTGGTAGACGTCTTCACTGGAATTGTGGCAAATGAGCCATAAAAAGCGTTGGCAGTCGGGACGGTTTTCACGAGCGCATCGGCGATGAGATTTCTTGGGGTCCTGAGTTCTGTTATATCCAAAGTCAGATACTGCGAACTGTACACGTTCGGCAACATTGCCGAAAGAACCTCAACCTTGATGATATTCTGGATGGGGGTCGTCAGGTACAGAGTATATGAATTTGAATTTGGAAAAAGGGTTTGATTCCTGTTATCGGAATCGACATAGACTGTGTAGTCCATTTAATACTTGATTAGTATTTATTTACATGATTGGTAAACCCACACGATCAGGGTACAGGCACACGTTGGGCTTGGAGCAGGTAATCCGGAGAGTCATGTAGGTCGGACCACCGACAAAGTCATTCAGGTTCCCGATCGCCGTGTAGATGTTGACGGTGAATTTCTCAATTTGACGAATTGGCTCTATAAACGGAGTCTCGGCTGGGAAAAAGTCATTTATCGTAAATATCGTTCGGTGACTCGTTATGGAACCTTCTTGGGTTGGAATAAACAAGACGGAGGTTGCGAGCTGTCCCACGTTATTTGCTGTGATCAGAGATGCTGCACCTTCCGTCGATATATTTCCTGCAACCTGAAGTCCGTATTGAATATTTGTTCTGTCATTAAACTTGGACTTGAGTTCCTCAATATTCAGATAATATCCGCCTGATGAAGTCACGGGAGTGTTGGCATTCCCATGGAATGAAAGTGACAGGATCTCAGCTTTGATGACGTTTCGCAAAGGGATGTTCATGTAGCCGACGAAGCTCGCATTTGAGCTGGCACCGACTGAATCAACACGGATCGTGTACACCTCAGTGTCGCACATATTACTTTAATCTTCTATTTTTTTAGAGTCTACTTCTCCAGCAGGGAACCGCCGACGCCGCCGGCAATGGTATAGTCGCGCATCTGGTCACGGACCATGGAGGAGCCGCCGCACAGACCACCTGGGGTCAGACCCACGGTGTAATAGTCAGAAGACTCCGAGGGACCTGGCACACAGTCTACACGATCCTTCAGGGAGAAGATGTCACCGTTCGTCTGGCGAGCGGCTGGACCGGCATTCACCAGCAGGGGGGAGGGCTCGTAGCCGCTCTTGCTCCCCTGGACAACCAGAACCAGGATAGCCACGAGCAGACCAACGATGATGGCGTGGATGAGCATTTTTCCAAACTTGATCTTCATTTGTATTTTATGAATATTATTTTCGGGCGCGTTAAAGGCATCTGACATCATTTCTCTAAAAGTATTAGGATGGCTGATGTATCTTTTGAAACTAATGGGGGACAAACTATGAATTTAAATGATGAGGAGACTGCTCTGCTGGATGAAATTTCTATTCAGCCTGCTGAGAGGAGAATTCCTCTTAAAGCCAGACCTTCACGCCCAAGCCCTTTTGCAAAGCGTGCAGCTGGAGTAAATCAAGGTATTTCCCAAGACGAGGGGCTGGATATGTTCATGAATCCTGGTAAGCGTACGGCGCCTGCAGCTCCAATTGTTGAGGAGTATGATGGCGGCGAGGAGGAGTACGAGGATGATCAGCAGCAGGAGGGGGGTGGCAGTTATGGACCACAGGTTCCTTCTGAGGGATACAAGACGATCGAGGACGAGAAGGCTGACCTGCTGAACAAGATTTCCAGACTTTCCAAGAAGGGGGTTGCAACCAGTGCCCGTCTGACTATTTATTCAGACATTGATGAGATTCGCACAGAGTACAAGCGGATGACGTACGGCATCGAGGTTGATCGCTCGGTCAAGTTTCAGCGTCGCATGCTGGTGGCTTGCGTGACGGGTCTGGAGTTTCTGAATGACAAATTTGACCCATTCGACCTGGAGCTGAACGGTTGGTCTCAGAATATGATGGAGAATGTTGATGATTATGACGGAGTATTCGAGGACCTTTACAACAAATACAAGACCAAGGTGAATGTCGCACCAGAGGTGAAGCTCATGCTGATGGTTGGAGGATCAGCAATGATGTTCCACCTGACCAACTCGATGTTCAAGGCGGCTGTGCCGAACGTTTCTCA